TATAATACCTACGTTACAGCCTATAATACCAACATGGTTGCTAACGAATCGTTCATTGATAGTGCAACTTTACGTGAAAATGTCGTAGCTTTAGCAAGAAATGTAGGTTATGTACCCTCTTCAAGACGAGCTGCAACCGCAAATGTCAGTTTTACAGTCGATTTAGGGTCTGGAACCACTAAATCTAGCGTAACTTTGAAGGCTGGATTGGTTGCATTAGGTGATTTTGCGAATACTAACTACACTTTTTGCACTTCAGAGGACATTACATCACCTGTAACCGATGGATTTGCAGAATTTACCATCGATGTTAAACAAGGAACGTTTGTAACCAACGAATTTGTAGTAGATACGTCTCAACCTAACCAAAAATTCATACTTCCTAACCCATATGTTGATACATCAACGTTAAAAGTACAAGTAAGAGACACTTTAACGTCATCTTCAAGGAAAACTTACTCACAAATTGACAATATTGTCGGAATTAGTACTCATTCTGAGACATTTTTGATACAAGAGGTACAAGATGAGAAATATGAGCTACTTTTTGGTGATGGAGTGCTTGGAAAACGACTTAGTAATGGAAATGTTATCAATTCCACATATATTGTGACCAGTGGAGTGGGTGGAAATGGTGTTTCCAACTTTTCTTTTGCTGGAAAACTTGTAGATAATGATGGAGGACTCATTATAAGTGGAATTTCTGATGTAATTACGAATCAGAGGTCTTCAAATGGTGCCGAAGTTGAAAGTATTGACACAATTCGTAATTTATCGACCAGAGTTTACTCGGCACAACATCGAGCAGTTACAGCTAACGATTATGAAGCGATAATTCCAACAATTTTTCCAAATGCAGAGAGTGTAACAGCTTATGGAGGTGAAGATTCGAGTCCACCGCAATATGGAAAGGTATTTTTATCAATAAAACCTAAAAATGGTCGATTTGTCTCGGATTTTGACAAAAGACAACTTTTAGACAAGTTAAAAAGGTATTCTGTAGCTGGAATTCGTCAAGAATTTGTAGATTTGAAATATTTGTATGTTGAAATTGACACAAACGTCTATTATAACACAAATGCTATTGCAAATGTGAATAATTTGAAAACTACAATCAGAAATTCACTTGAAACCTACGCAAAGTCATCAGATTTGAATTCTTTTGGTAGTAGATTCAAATATAGTAAAGTTTTAAAGATAATTGATGATAGTAGTTCTGCAATAACGTCAAATATTACAAAAATCATTATTAGACGTAATTTAGACGTTGATACAGCTAATTTTGCTCAATATGAACTATGTTTTGGTAATAAATTCCATAATCGAAACAAAGGTTACAATATAAAGTCCACAGGATTTAGAGTTGATGGTATTCGTGGTGTTTGTTACTTTACAGACTCTTATCTTGATGAAAAAACAGGTAGATTGATTATTTTTAGATTAAGTAACACAGGAGAAGTGCAAATTGTCAATAATAATGCAGGGACTGTTAAATATGACATTGGTGAAATTCTTATAGATACAATACGTATACTTTCAACTATCAAATCAGATAATGTTGTTGAAATTGAAGCAATTCCAGATTCAAACGATGTTATTGGACTAAAAGATCTTTATCTTCAATTATCCATCGCAGATAGTAATATTAGTTGTGTTGCAGATATTATTTCGACTGGTGCTGATACATCTGGTGCTAATTATGCTTCAACATCAAGTTTTATAAATGGTTCTAAAGTTCGTGGTGTTGCTGTAACTGATACATCAACGACAACTACAAATACTTCGTCATCATCTTCTTCTAGTTACTAAACTAATCAATAATGGGTATAGACACCGCAGCTAAAAAAGTTCAGATCAATAAACTTGTCAGAAGTCAAGTTCCATCTTTCGTAGCCGAAGATAATCCTTTATTCGTTGATTTTTTAAAACAATATTACATAAGTGAAGAAAATAAAGGTAAGTCAATTGATATAATCACAAACTTTAACGATTATCAGAAGGCAGATACTTATTCGGAAAATTACAATCTAATTGGATTTACAACATGTACAAGTCTTGTAAATTCATATGATGCAACTATCAATGTAAGTTCAACTGATGGTTGGCCTAGTGATTATGGTTTACTTAAAATTGATGATGAAATTATTACATATACTGGTATTACATCCACATCATTCACTGGATGTGTAAGGGGATTTTGTGGTGTTGATAATTTAAAGTCACCAACTAATCCCGAATCTTTAGTATTTTCAACAACAAACGCAAGTAAACATGAAAATGAATCTAAAGTAGTTAATCTAAGTAATCTATTTTTACAAGAGTTTTGGCATAAAACCAAAGAATTATTCATGCCTGGCTTTGAGGATAGAAATTTACACTCAAAGGTAGATAAAGCTAATTTCTTGCGTCAAGCAAAAGATTTTTATGCATCGAAAGGAACTGATGAAGCTATAAAAATTCTTTTTGGTGTTCTATTTGACAGTCGTGCAGAAGTTATAAAACCAGTAGATTATTTGTTTGCACCATCGGATGCTGATTATGTAAAAACAAATGATTTGATTGTAGAACGTATCAGTGGAAATGCTGATAATGTAGTTGGTCAAACTTTGTTTCAAACTGATAATACAGCTACAAGTGGATCAATATTTAATGTTCAGTATTTTCCAAGAGATGGTAGAAACTATTATATTATCAGTTTAAGTAAGGGATCAATTGTTGGAACATTTGAACCTACAGGATCATCATCTTTAGTTAATCCCGTTTCAATAGGAACTACAGTTATAACAGTGGATTCCACACTTGGATTCCCTGAGAATGGAGAATTATATGTTGGTGTTGGTTTAACTGTTGGTATTGCAACATATACAAGTAAAACATCTACACAATTCTATGGTGTTTCGGGTATATCTTCGAGTTATACTGATAGTGATTTTGTAAGATCATCTAAAACTGTTTTTGCATATGAAAATGGTGATGTTAATAAACCAGTTTACTTTAGATTAACAAACGTAGCTAGTGGTGTTGATTTAAGTGACGTTGGATTTTTAAAAGCAGACGATGTTATAGTTCCAAGACAGTTAGGAAAGGTATCCGATCAATCAAATTATCATCTTAATAGTTGGGTAGATAATGTAAAAACCAAAACTGATGTTGCTAAGGATATTGCAACCAATACATCCAAAGTTAATTCTAATAGTAAGGTTGTTACCACTGCAGCTCCACATTTTTTAAGTATTGATGACAAAGTAATCTTAATTGATGTAACTGAAGATGATCAGACTCCTGATAACATTACAGGTACAATTCTTGATGTTTATAATGATTTAGAATTTAGAATAGATATATCTTCAGGTCAATTTGATACTTCTAAACTTTATAAAGTAGAGCGACAGTTAAATTTTGCAAAGAGTACAAATAATCAATTAGGTGTAGAAAATTTTATTGCAGACGTACAAAACACATATATTTCTAGAGATAATACTGAAGTTTATGTTACTTCTGGTTCTTTACCAAGTTATGAAATAGTTGCAACTAATAGAAGTAAAACATTTACATCTGCAGATCCAGCATTTAATTCAAATGTAGATGATATAGGTGATAAAATTACAATCATAAATCATAACTTTACAAATGGTGAATTAGTTAGATATTCTCCCACTACATCCACAGTCGTTGGGTTAGATACAGGTTCAGTATATGCAGTAAGAAAGATTAATAATGATACTATTCAATTATCAAGAAGTATACCAGATGCAGCTGCTGGAAAGGTAATTCCTATCTCTGGTATTGGTAGTACAACTTCACATACATTAATTCCAAGTGATTTATCAGGTAAAAATGTAAAACACCAAAATTTCTTAAGAAAGTTTCCTGTATCACCACAACCTAGTGATTCTGATGCACCATTACAGAATGAGCCAGTTGGAATGTTCTTAAATGGTGTTGAGATATTATCTAACCAATCTGGTGATAGTATTCATTTTGGTAGGATAGATCGTATTGATGTGGAGAGTGGTGGAAGTGATTATGATTTGATTACTCCTCCAAATATACACATATCAGATAACGTAGGATCAGGAGCTACTGCATATGCAGTGGTTGAAGGTAACTTTAAAGGTATAGACGTTATATCTGGTGGTTATGATTTAAAGTCAATACCAAATGTGGTAATAACAGGTGGTAATGGTCAAGGTGCAACAGCAAAAGCTAGATTAAAAGCTACAAGAAATTCTAGACTATTTGATGCTAAGAATGATGTTAATATTGGTAATGATAGAATAACCTTTTCCTCTGATCATTTATTCTTTGATGGTGAATCGGTTGTTTATGAAAAATCAACAGCAGATCCTGTTATAGGTGGTCTTGTTGATAAATCAATCTATTTTGTCAATAAGGTTAGTGATACTCAAATCAGTCTCACAAACACCTTTGAAGACGCTGTGGCGGGTACAAACATTGTTAATATTACTGGTATATCAAAAGGTAGCCATAAATTTACATCAACTGTTTTTAGAAACGTTTTAGAAAGAATTATAGTTGAAGATCCAGGCTCTGGTTATTCTAATAGAAAAGTATTAGTTAATTCTAATACATATCCATCGGCTTCATATTTTACAAGAGATACGGTCAAGACAGGAATAAACACTGCTAATAATTACATCTATTTTAGGAATCATGGATTTAAGTCTGGAGAAACTGTAGAATATAATAATACAGGTACACCTATTAGTGGTTTAGATACAACTCAAAATTATCAAGTAATTGTTTTAGATGAAAACAAGTTCCGTGTATGTAGTGCTGGTATTGGAACTACAACCACCACAGTAAATTACTTTAAAGGTAGATATGTAGATTTAAACTCAATTGGAGTAGGAACTCATACTTTTAAATATCCAGATATATCTGTAAGTTTACAAACAACGTCAGGATTAGCTGTTACTGCTACATCTGCACCTGTAATTAGACCACGTTGTCATGGATCTATTACTGATGTGTATTTGACTAATGATGGAGTTGGTTATGGATCTAGTGACACTCTTAACGCACACAGAAGACCTTTAGTTACTATTTCTAATGGTCAAGATGCATTAATTACAGTTGGTGTATCGAATGGTGAAATAACTGGTGCGTTTGTTAAAATACAAGGTAAAGGATATGTTTCACCACCACAATTAATAATTGAAGGTTCAGGTAAGTATGCTAATCTTTTATCTAATGTTGCAAGTGATGGTTCACTATCAAGTGTAAATATCATCGATGGTGGTAAAGGTTACACTGAAGAACCTATGACCACTGTGAGGGTCAAACAACAGGGTTCTGGCGCTGTTTTAAGAGCAGACTTAACACAATGGAAAACTACAACATTAAAGAGATATCAACAACATATTAATCAAGATGATGATGGTATAATTGTACCAAGTCAAAACCCTGAGTATGAAGCTAAATTTGCATCAACATATCTTCCAAGAAAGTTAAGATTGAAATTAGATGATAATTTATTTGTTGATATTAACGGTCAATTAAAAGAGAAATCTAATTTAGTTCATTCTCCAATAGTTGGATGGGCTTATGACGGAGCTCCAATCTATGGGCCATACGGACATGATACACCAACTGGAGGTGTAATACGTAGATTAGTCTCAAGTTATACTGTTAACTTAAAACCAAATAGATCATCTGTA